GTTACGGTTGATTTAATGTTAATTCCCATGTTATCTACTCACTGATGGATTGATTGTTAAATTTCCTTCTAATACTCTAGTAGATTCACCACTTGAATTAGTAATACGGACATCATAAACATATTTCCCCATCTTAAATGATGAAGTTTGGATGTCTGATAATTGCAAACGTATTTCCCCCTCAGAGGGTATAGCACCAATACTTACCGTGAAATCAACTTTTGTGTTAGAAGTGTAGGTTTTTCTTATCTGCGATATCGCAGTATGCCCTGTCAGATCCAATGCTTGTTCATCCAGATCTGTTATTTGTAGGGTTGCATCATATGAAGATCCTTGATCGACATATAAGTTTGTTATAGACATAAATAATCCTTTCTTTATTTAAATTCACTTCCGATAAGTATATACTTTTCGATATATCTATTTATACAAAAAAACCCTGTATATCGATCTGACATACAGGGTTTTTAATCAGTCTAATATATTAATCGACTAAGTTTGAAGCACTTCCTCTGCTTCTTCTGCTTCTTCTAATGCATCTTTTAGTTTGATAACATACATTTGTTTTGCATTTTCTAATCGGTCAATCTTCAGTTTTTCTGTAGATACTTCCTGATCAATAACATTGATCTGATGAACTGCCAACTTAGCTTCATCATTCATTGCATTAAACGAATGATCCACACCATCAATAGTGATTGTACGATCTTCAATTACTTCTTTTTTCTTTCTTGTAGCCATTTTATTTCCCATTGTGTATTATTGTGTTGTATTTATATATATATATTTTACGTCTGTTCTTCGAAAAAATCATCATCAATTGATTGAACCATTACCACATTGACTAACTGTTTATATAACATTGTTTTATTTGGATCCCAATACATAAAATTCTGTAGATTATCGGTTGCATCATATACACCCTCTACCACATTATCCTGACGTAAAGTAATATAAAACTCTCTATTTTCTATGGTTTCAACATCTCTTTTAAAAAAACAAAAACCAGTTGTTGTATAACATTTAATAGTTGCATTAATCATCCATACAGTTGAATCTGTTTTATTGTTATACATTTGTTGAATATCAATTACTTCATTTAACTCACATGTACTAATTTTACTCATTATATAGCCTCTTTTTGATATAGAAAATATGATTGCCAACGTGTGTGGATTGTTCATACCACTTAGTCCATGATGGTTTTATATGGTCACCATGATACCACATAGATCCCTTTGATATCCCTTTATATGGATCAAATTCCTCGACTAACTCCTTAATTTTATTATAAGTCACCAATTCCTTTGGTGACACCCAACTACCAGACCAAAACGAAAATTGTTTTTTCTGTTTTATCACATCACATATATGATTTGGATATTCATTCGATTCCTTTCTATTGTTAATAACATCCATTACTAACAACTGACCCATTTTACTCTCCCCTCTTGCTTCACCGTAAACTGCAATTGCAAGACATTCCTTTTCCGAATCAGTAAATCTATTATAGTCTATTACCGTATCTTTGTCAAGTACTTTTTTCCTATTAGGTATCTTTAAAGGTTTGGATATATTGGATATAGACTGTTTAGATTTAAAATCCAAATAGTCCATGCATGTTAATGTTACACCAATCATCCATACCGATACCAGACTGAATACAGTTGTATATATAATAGGTTTTAATATACTCAATCCGCACTCACTTTATCCGACCTAAGTTCAACAAAAATTGGTAAAAATAATGAATCGGGTTTATCACCTTTAGATTTAATTATCTCATTATATTTAACCGAGACAATTTTACCATGCCAATCAGTGATATCCCTTTCTTCATCAGAAAATCCGGAACCAACTGAAACATATATAGAACCATCTGAATTGCTACATTCCAATGCACCTAACTTTCCACTATATTTTCCTGATCCCATAGTAGTACCGATAACTTTCAGATCCATTTCTAATTCTTGTTTGAATTTAACTAAGTTCTTAGATCGTTTGTTTTCGAATAATGAGTCTGCATTCTTGAGAATAATACCCTCTTCCCCATTGGATATTGCATCTCTATATAATACACCAACATCCTCAAAATCTGCAACAATTGATGAATCAATGACTTTGATTAAATCTTCACCATCGAACAATGGATTGGTTTCATTTAATCCAACCGTTAATGCATTCAATCTAGATGTATAAGTTGAAACAGGATCTACAATACCGAAAAATTCATCATATTGAATAAAATCCCATGCAACCATTCGAATTCTTGATGCATCTACTTTATCGATAGTACCACGGATGGCTTTATTAAGAATTCCATTTCCAGTTTTTCTATCTAGGAATTCCCCATCATTTCCCAGTACCAACAATTCCCCATCAATAACCATATTATCATAAATGGGAGTTTTCAATTCAAGAGATTGAAAAGTCATTTTCTGCACAAATTTATCAAATAATCCAAACGTTTCAATTGGTTTACCTGACCGACCATATACACCAACAATTCCATCTTTGATGATAATATTTGCCCTCATACCATCCATTTTAGTTTGCACTAGTGCAGGAAATTCAATCGATTTTTTACTTTTCTCGGTTGATGCTAACATGCATGGATGTTCAGGTATTAGATTTTTACCATATTCAGTCTTGTACACTTTATTGATGGTTTTTATCGATACCCCACATCTAAGATCTTTCGATAAAACACATGCAATAGTACCAGCATCATCGGGTGATAGTTGACTACATAAGGATTGTACAAAATCGAAAGCTGCATTCCCTGTAATTCTTCTAGAAGAAAGTTCGGACAATTGTTCGAGTCCCCATAACAGAGATTTGTATTCATCCTGTTCTTCGGTCTTATAAGTCTTCATATCCTTAATATAAAATCTGATATACGGTGACAGACCGAGTTCCATTGTTTTAATGAATTCTTTATTATTTAAAACCCCTGAGATAATCTTCTCTTTTGCAAGTCTAGATGAGGTATTCCTCAACTCATTCAACACATATGTACTCATATTTTCACCTCTAATATAATTATAAAAACCCCAATCTCCAGTACTACATCATTAAACTCATTAAACCCATTCCCGAACTCCTATCCGGATATGAAGAAATTTCCGGATGTTCTTTATATGCACTCGCAATATCTACATATGTGAAATAAACCTCTGCATTAATTAGATCTATAATTACTTCATTGAGAACTGATACATCTATTTTCTTTTTAGTATATCTTGATTCAGACTCTAAAAGTTCTACAGTTGCTCTTATAGCCTTTGAAATGTTACGATTCATATTTCTCTCTTTAATTTAAGTTTCTAATAAGTACGGATCTATTATCCCATGTATTGACTTTCATGTCAACAACTATTTTCTATTTTTTTTAACATAGTTGATATTGTTATTGCCTCCCATTTTTGTTTTGCAATATTGACTGCAGTTGCAATTTGTGCATTGGTCAATCGTAAACTAAATTCATCTGCACCATATTCTTTAATTGCCTGACCAGACTTATTCCATTGACAAGACATTTCATAATTGGTCACACCTTCAATTGACAACTGTTCCATTTCTGAATCTGTTACAAATCTTTGTATTAATGACATAATATAATTCCTTATTTACTTATTCTGAATGATTCGTCTTGTGAAACTGCAACTTCCATTAATGCTTCATAAATATTGAAAGTGATTGCATCCCATATGCAAGAACATTCTTCCCAATTACCAGAAGATTCTAACCCCAAACTTACATCAGATAATAACACATCTGCAATATCACCATAGAATTGGGGAACTGTAGAATCAACAATATCGGTCAGGTAGTCATCACCACATTCACCTTGATATTCGTTTGCTTCGATAACTGAATCTTTTACTGATCTAATCAAAGTTTCCATAGTCAATTTTGGTACGTTACTCATAATATAATTTCTCTCTTTAAATTTTAATGTTTCTCTCAAGTACAGTGCTATTATCCCATGTATCGACTTCCTTGTCAAGTATTAATTAACGACCCCAAAGCATACCAACTTTATGACCCCACATATTATGAAGATCACAGTTATATTCGGAACGAAGGAAAAAAACATCATTATAATAAGATGTGGATAATTTAACATGAACTTCACCCCAGAATTGCATATCATTCGGAGTTGGGACTATAGTTACATTTTCTACCAATTCACTTTTGATACCTTGGATTTGAACTTTTAACATTTTTTTCTCTTTAATAATTTAAGGGTTTCTCTCAAGTACAGTGCTAGTATATCAAATATTGACTTCCATGTCAAGAGTTATTTACACATTTTCCATATAAATGTTATATTCTTTTAAGTTGAGGTTATTCTCGATTGCATTGGATCTCAGATTCATAACACATTTTTCTGCATCTGAACCGAATCTGAAATATGCAAATTCTTGATCTTGAATGATTACACGATATCTTAGTTTCATTATCTTTCGTTTCTTAGTTTAGTTAGAAGGGCAGAAGTTTCATCTTTTATCATTTTTCTAACTAATGATGAATTCTTGTCGTAGTCGAACCCACGTTTATCATTGAAAGCTTGTTTGATTAATTCGACAGTTGCATTTTCTTCAGTGATTATAATGATTGGCATTTTCGTCTCTCTTTAATGATTGGGTTTCTCTCTACTTCAAGATCTATTATACAGTATTTTCAAAGAAGGTCAAGAACTATTTGAAGAAAGTCGGTACAATAACGTTATTAATGAAAAACATTGCATCAGGATCAATGATGGCCCAGAATGCCATAATGACACCAATCTTAAGACTATATACAGAAACGATTGCGATTATAGAAATTGCAAATTGGATAAGTTTGAAAAATAATGATATCATGATAATAGTCTCTGGTTAATGGTAGTGGTTTCTCTCAAGTACAGTGCTATTATCCCATGTATTGACTTCCCTGTCAATATATATCGTCCTTTATTTTGAATGTTTTGCACCTTGACAATGAAGAATTTCATGCCCGATGACGGCTAATGCATTATGATCATCCCATCCATCAGGTTTTACTACCGTTATAATACATGTGTTACCTATTAAATATTTAAACCCTAGAACGTGTCTACCACGTTTTCCTGTAATGGTTGCATATGATTCATTTACATCCTCTATACTTGAATATATAACTTTTAAAATTAAATCATCTGTATCAGTGGTGAAATCCTCGTTATACTTTTTAATTCTGATGGGGTTGATATAAGGAATGCAACCTACCATAAAAATATATAAAAGTATTACAACCCTTAAGATTCTTTATCCGACTTTTCATCTAACAATTCTAGCAGGATAGATATCAATGTATCTTTTTTCAACCTTTTATCTAGTTCGGTATTCAACTCACTACGACCAAATTGTTCAAGTTCATCCTTTGTCATATTAAAAAGTTCTTCGTGTTCAATAAATATTTGACCTGAAACCGGTTGTGATGTGGTCTTAAGACACTCGTTTATATATTCTACTAACCATTCAAACATTTTTGTTCCTCTTTATATTGTGAAATTGTTTCTATTAATTTTTTAGTCCAATTATCTCTGGATTCCTCGAATACCTGAGATACACCACCATCTACTGCAATCATAACTACCAAATTTTCAATTGGTATACCAGTTCTCTCCTCCCACATGATAGAATATGCAGCACATTGCATAAAATAAGATTCGATCCATTCTATCCTCTTTGGTCTTGATGAAGTTTTAAAATCGATAATTGACAATTTACCCTTGTACATTCCAACACAATCAACCCGTCCTGCAAGTCCAAGATGGTCAGAATATAATGCACATTCTTGAAGAAAAACCTTTTCGATTTTATCCACTTCCGGTTTTATTGTATTGAACATATCAATCACATGTGGAAAATATCCATCAAAATAAGTAGGATTATTATCAACATACTTTTCGATGATCTCATGGACTTGAGTTCCTCTAGTACTTGCCTTTCTACTGATACTTTCAGCCTTTTCAATTCCAACTCTTTTTTTCCATTTGTTGATAGAATCTCTAGAGAGGATAGATAGAACCGTTGTAATCGATGGATAAGCAGATCCATCTGGTGTGATATACTTTCTACCAGATGTTCTAGTTTCACATTGAAGATCTTCATAGTCTAGGTAGGGTTGAATTGGGTTTGCATGTTCAAATCGTTTCATAATTTATCCTAATTTATTTTAAATGGTATTATAACAAATTTACCATGATCATGTCAAGGTTTAAATTAAACCAATAGTAAATACTTAAAAAGTCTATCAATAGAAACCCTACCGCCTGAACCCATAGAGCAGTTTCATGTTCCTTGACAAATATCCATATTAGTGTTATATGTCCAGACATAAATGAAACAAATCCCCATTTTGATTCAGGGATATTGAGGGCGATTATTATACCGCCCCCAACCAGTAATATAGTAGATATCCATTTAAGTATATTCATCATTTCTAAGATCCAGTTGAACCAAATCCTCCATCACCACGATCCGTGTCGTCATCAAAACTAGAAACTTCTACAATTTCCGGACTTTCATGTTTGATGAAAATAATTTGTGCAATTCTTTCTGCATTAGAGATAGTTATAGGATCATGATCATCCTCATTATGCAAGATAACTCCTATCTCACCCCTATAATCCGAATCAATCACACCGGCAAGAATATCCCCACCATTCCGGAGTGCAAGACCAGAACGTGGTTTAATAATACCAACATATCCAGTTGGTATTTCCATTGCAATACCAGTTTTAAATAATTTTCTCTGTGCTGGCCAGACAATTTCTTTACTATCTTCGATCAATGAATATAGATCATATCCTGCAGCTTCACCAGACCCACGGGTTGGCAATCTAGCATATTTATTTAGTTTTACTACTTTTAACGTTTTCATGTTTATCCTAATAATCAGATACAAAATATTGGTACTTTTCAAAATCCCATTTATACTGGAATCCATTAAATCCTTCATCACCAAATAATGGTAGAGGAACCTTTGTCATTTTATATTTCCTATAAGTCACAAAAATCTGATCCGAATTTGTCCAGAAATTCTGGGCAGATTGTGCATCTTTAATTTCCACTAATTTATTCATTTTCCTAATTAATTTATCCATTTTCCTCACTCCCATGATATGTTGTTTCCCATAATTTCCTAACTGAATATTGATCTCTAGATTTATCCTTATCACCACCCATATACGGAATTGCAAGATTCTCTTTGACTAATAACCTATTAACATTTGTTCCTTGTGGTTGTAAGTCACTTGAATCATTTAGAAAAACTGTCCCTAATACTCTACCAAACTTACCTTTCTTATCTACAGAAGTTTGTAAAACAAAATCCCTATTCTCCCGTGATAATATATCCACTAGTCTATACTTTGCAGCAAGACCCCAAGTCTTTTCAAACTTATTACGAGTTCTACATTCTGGGGTATCGATACCATACATTCTAACGGTGCATCTATGAAATATACCAAACCCCAAATCTATTTCAACCTTTATAGTATCACCATCAACAATTCTTAACAGATGTGCTTTATATCTATAAAGTTTTTCTACTTGATCAATCATCTAATCTATCTCCCACTCGGGTCTGCACCACATGAACCACATTTTCCATCACCACATTTTCCCTCACCCTCAAAAATATCTGAGACACTTTCCTTTTCATATTCTTCCATCATAAAAGTATCCGTGACATCGTCTTTATCGACTCCACATGCAGAAAGTACCATTGCAAGTGAAACGAATATGAATTTATTTTTCATCGACTAATGCCTCCCATGATACAGGATATAATGCTCGCATTACCTTATCCCACTTCTCTGCTAACACACGAATCTCTAACTGTGCAGTTGGTTTAATTCTCA